GTCGAGTTGGGCAACTGTGTTTACCAAAAACCACATGATGTAAAAAAACAACATGGAGAAAAGAATTGACCGGCGACTCAAAACAAAACAAATACCGAGCGGCCAAGTCGGAGAAGAAAGCCGACATCGGAGAATTGCCAGCGGTGGTTGATCCTGACCGCAAGGCACTGGCTATGGTTGATCCGCTGTTTTTCCTGACCACCTATTTCCCGTCATCGACCGGCCTGTCGCCTTTCAGCTCAGACCATCTGAAGGTGATTGAGAATATTCACCAGGCAGTACTCTATGGCGGCCTCACGGCAAACTTTGTCTATCGCGGTTTTGCCAAGACTACCATCAGCGAGAACATGGCCATCTGGGCGGCAATCTGTGGCCACCGACTGTTTACCGCCATTCTCGGCGTCAACTTGACGGCGAGCTCGGATAACATCGACTCCATCAAACGGGAACTGGCCGAGAACGATTTGCTGTACGCAGACTTCCCCGAAGTGTGTCACGCCGTGCGGCACCTGGAGAACAAGCCGCAACGGTGTGCCTCACAAACCTATCGCGGCAAATCCACGCATATCGTCTGGCGGGCAGACAAAATTGTCTTTCCCTCAATTCCTGGCAGCCCAGGAAGCGGGGCAATCCTGACGGCCAAGCCGTTTATGAAGGCTCGCGGCCTCAAGCACAAGATGGCCGATGGCCGCAATATCCGCCCGTCGTTTATCATCATCGACGATCCACAAGACGATGAGATTGCCTCAAACAGGGCGCAGGTTGACAAGGCCCTGAAGACCATGAAAAAATCAATCCTGCAATCAGGCGGGCATGATAAACCACTGGCGGCGGTCGTGAACGCCACGAGGATATGCCGCGGTGACTTGACCGAGAGATTGATTGACGATCCGGCGTGGCAGACTGCATGTATCCCAATGGTCAAATCGTGGGCAGACAAAGACGCCCACGAAAACGACTGGCTGAAAACATATCGAGACTTGCGATATACTTATAATCCGGATATTGACGGCGATAAACGGCAGGCGGCCCTCAGGGCAACGGAATATTACCGTCAGAATCGCGAGCGCATGGATTCAGGCTGCGTCGTCTCGTGGGAGCACTGCTTTGACAGCGAGGAAATATCAGCAATCCAACATGCGTATAATCGGCTGATTGATTATGGCGAAGATGTTTTTGCCAGTGAGTACCAGCAGCAACCGCTGGACGATACTGAGAATACAGACAAATTGAAGCCGGAAGATGTTATGTCGAGGTTAAACGGCTACAAGCGTGGAGATGTGCCACGAGACGCCCAGCGCGTGACGTGCATGATCGACATGCACGGGGCGGGCAAGGTTTTGTGGTGGTGTGCTGTTGCCGTCAAGGATGGTTTTACCGGCTATGTCATTGACTACGGCGCATGGCCGCCACAGGGCAAGGCGTACATCAACGCCGACCGGCCACAGGTTACGTTGCAGGATCGTTACCCGGGTGTCGGCCCGGAAGCCGCAGTGCAGGCGGGCTTGCAGGACATAGCTGGTCAATTGTTAAAACGCTCGTGGCCTGTGAGCGGTGGCGGCGCGGTGCAGACCGAATTGCTGTTGTGTGACGCCGGGTGGAAGCCGGAAATCGCCGCGGCGGTCAAGATGGCGCTTGGGGCGGGCAACATGGACTTGAGTCGCGGTCGAGGCATTGGCGCCGGTGAGGCGCCATTGTCAGCTTGGAAGCGAGAGCCCGGCGACCAGGTTGGGCATTACTGGCGAATATCGCGTCCAAAGAGCGGCAGAGACGTCAGATACACATGGTTTGATTCGAATTATTGGAAATCGTTTGTCCATGATCGTTTCTTGACTGCTCCCGGCGATAGCGGGGCGTTTACGCTTTGGGGTCAGTCCGAAGAAACGCATCGCATGTTTGCCGATCACGTGGCGGCAAGCGAGAGGGGGGAATTGACGATCAAGCCCAAGGGCAAGGCTATCGAGTGGAAAAAGCTTCCGGGAACCGATAACCACTTGCTCGATTGCCTCGTCGGCTGCTGTGTGGCCGCCTGTCGTTGTGGTTTGATGTTGACCGGCCAGGCAACACAGCAAAAAAGCCGAAAGCGTTATTCGCAATCTGACTTGAATAAACTCATGGGCAGGAGAGGATAAATGACAGAGCGTAAATCATGGAGCGGCATAAGTAACAATGGCCTTGAATGCCCACGATGCGGTTGCCGTCACTTTCTGACGGCCGAGACAGAACGCATTCCCAACGCTATCCGTCGCACCCGCGTCTGCCGCAACTGCCGTTGGTCAATTCGTACTCGCGAGACTATTCAGCGGCAGACATAAAGGCAACAAAAATCCATTTTTCTGAAAAAACACCCGTACATGTACGGGTGTTTTTTTTTGTTGCTGACATTGGCTCAAAAAACGGAATTTTAATTATAGAGGGGCGAATTTTGCGCGCTTGTTTTTGGTGAAGGAGGGCGTGGCGTTGGAAGAATATGACGACGGCATATATTGCAAGCACCCCATAGATGGCGACGACTGGAAGAATGATAAACAGCAAGACGACGAGGAGTAGCCAATGCCTGACATCGACATCGAAACCAGTGCCAGTCAGCCTGCCAGCATGAGCGTTGATGGCCGTTCGGCAACGCAGCACAAGCTTACCGACCTGATCGAGGCCGAAAAGCATGTCGCCCGCAAGGCGGCTGCCCGCAATCCGATCAATTTCCTGACACGCATGCAGATTGTTTCTCCGGGGAGCTTTTAAGCCGATGGTTGATTGGGGCCGCATAAATCTCAAGCCCGCCGTTCGAAACACCGGTACGCTGCCGCGCGTTCGAGCACGGTATGATGCCGCTCAGAATACTCCCGAAACCCGTAAGCATTGGCAAAACGCCGACTATCTTGACGCCAAAGAGGCGAACTCGGCGTCTGTGCGAAACATTCTGCGAAGCCGCGCGCGATACCAGGTTCACCAGAATGATTCGTTGGCATCCGGCATTGTTTCGACGCTGGTCAACGACATCGTCGGCACCGGCCCGCGACTGCAAATAATCTCAGACGACAGCGTTATGTCGCAGGAAATCGAAAGGCGGTGGCGAGCCTGGGCGGAAAGCGTAGACTTGGCAACCACGCTGCGGACGGCTTGCACCGCCAAGATTGTTGACGGTGAAGCGTTCGGCATGTTTATCAACCGTCCTGCTGCTGACAACCCAGTAACGTTGGACATTCGACTGGTTGAAGCCGACCAGATTGCTACCCCCTCAATGGTATCGCTTGGTTCCGGCAGCGTCGATGGTCTCGTGCTTGACGATCTTGGTTATGTAACGGCCTATCACATGCTCGACGAACATCCCGGCGGAGTGCTGTCAAGCGGCGGCAGTTATAGCGTTATACCGGCACCGGTAATGCTGCACTGGTTCCGTCAGTTACGGCCCGGTCAGTATCGCGGCATTCCTGAGATTACGACCGCCCTGCCTCTTTTTGCGCAATTGAGCGAGTATACCCAGAGCGTTATATCAGCCGCCCGTAGCGCCGCTGACATGGCCGTCTACATGAAGACCAACAATCCGGCGATAGAGGTTACCGAGGTTGACCCCGGCACGGAAATTGAAATCAGTCGCGGCTCAATGATCTTCGGCCCCGAGGGCTGGGAGCCGGTGCAAATGAAGTCCGAGCAGCCGACGACCACATACGAGATGTTCAAAAGCGAGATTCTTAATCAAATCGCCCGCTGCCTGAATATGCCGTACAACATCGCGGCTTGCAATTCCAAAAAATACAACTACGCCTCCGGCCGCTTGGATCATCAAACATACTTCCGTAGCATTGATGTTACTCGTGATCATATGAGAAATGCGGTTTTGAATCGCGTCTTTCGACGCTGGTTCAAAGACGCCCTGGCGGTGCCCGGCCTCCTGCCTTATGGCGCGGAAAACAGCATCAAGGAGATTCATTGGTTCTGGAATGGCCGCGAGCACGTTGACCCCGCCAAAGAAGCAAACGCCCAAGCATCCCGCCTTGCAAGCATGACCACCACGCTAGCGGCCGAGTATGCCGTGCAGGGCAAGGACTGGGAAACAGAATTGCGCCAACTGGCCAAAGAAAAGAAGCTCATGGCGGAACTTGGCCTGCAAGTTATGTCGCAGCCTCATCAGGCCGCGCGGCCAGAAGACAACGAAGAAGACGAGGAGCAAGACGATGAGTGAAGAACTTAAAAGTATGTCGTTGGATGCAACAGTAAGGCTCGACGTCGCGGCTAAGGCCGTCGAGGGCCAGGAGCAGAAGCGCCCGACTTTTGAAATTGACGCCTACAACGGCGGGGCAATGAAGGTCGGTTATTGGGGTAGCCCGGTGGCCATTGATACGGCCGGACTGCAAGCCGACGACGACCTGACCATTCTGCTCGATCACGATTCAACGCAGATTGTCGGGCAGGGCCGGGCCACGATTGCCGACGGCAAGGTCACAGTCAAGGGCACAATTACCGGCGACTTCACCGACAAAGCCGATCCCGCCGGCAAGGTGGCCATGCAGGCTAAGGGCGGCTTCAAGTGGAAAGCGTCAGTCGGCGTTGATCCGGTTAAGTACGAGCGGGTCGATGCTGGCGCAACAGCAAGTGTAAACGGCCAGGAAATGACCGGGCCGTTGTATGTCATTCGGGCCGGGCGACTGGCCGAGGTTTCTTTCGTGTCAATTGGTGCCGACAAAACCGCATCCGCGCGAGTAGCGGCCAAACTACAGAAGGAGCAAACCATGAGCGAAGAGCAGAAAAAGGTTGAGGCCGGCGCGGGCAACGAGCCGGAGAAAAAGGTTAATGTCGCCATGAAAACGGTAGACGGCGAGATTCAGGAGCGTAAGCGGCAGGAGGCCATTGAGGCCAAGGCCGCAGAGCTGATTGCCGGTCAGTCCATCACCGTAATGGAGCAGGTGCGCGACATCGCCGCTCAGTGCGTTGAAGACAATTGCTCGGTGAACGATGCAGAGGTCAAGATGCTCCGGGCCATGCAGCCGAAGAAGGTCAACATCATCAGCCGCTCGCGGAACGACAAAGACACTCCTGAAGTGCTGGCGGCCGCCATGTTGCTGGCGTGCGGCGTCAACGCCGACAAGCTGGCCAAAGACCGCGATATCGGCGAGCAGGCCGTTGAGGCAGGTTACAAGAAGCGCGACATGACGATTCATGGCCTGATTGCCGCTGCGTTGCGGGCCGACGGCGTCGAGGCCCCGCATGGCGGGCCTGCCATTTTCCGCGCGGCCGTTGAGCATGGCGTGCGAGCGGGCTTCTCGACCATCAATCTGCCGGGCATCATCGGCACGGTTGGCAACAAGCTCCTGCTTGACGCCTTCAACAGCGTGCAGGTGACATACGAGACCTTGGCGCAGCAGTCAAGTTACGCCAACTTCTTGACCTATACGCAGTATCGCCTGAATCATGACGGGCAATTCAGTCGCGTGGCTGAGGATGGCGAGTTGAAACACGGCAGCCTGTCCGAGACCAGCTATACAAACAAGCTGGAAACCGAGGGCACGATGCTGACGCTTACCCGCCAGGCTATCGTCAACGACGACATGAACGCTTTTCAGCAGCTTTACGGCGGCATGGGCAAGGTTGCCCGCATGGCCGTGGAGAAGGCGTTCATCGAAGCCGTGATGGAATCATCCGATTCGTTCTACACCGCTGATCAGGGCAACCTTTTGTCTTCGACCGACCTGAGCGTTGCCGGTCTTGGTGCGGCCGAGGCGGCCATGATGGGCATGGTTGACAGTGCCGGTAACCCCATCTTCGCCACACCGAAGTACCTTCTCGTTCCTGCTGGCTCGATGTATCGCGCCCGCCAGCTGTTCACCAGCGCGACTGTCGTTGAAGCCGCAACCGCTGGCGAGCCGCAGGGCGTTAACAACCCGTATCAGGGCGTCTTCCAGCCTTACACCAGTCCGTTCATGACGGCCTCAGCTCTTGATGGCCACAGCACGTCAACATGGTACGTCCTGAGCGATCCGAACCTGCTTCCGGCTTTCCAGGTGGCATACCTGAATGGCAACCGCCAGCCGACGATTGAGACGGCCGACGCCGCCTTCAATACCCTTGGCTTGCAAATGCGGTGCTTCTTCGACTTCGGCGTTGCCCAGGTCGATTACCGCGGAGCCGTAAAGGTCACTGTCTGATCTTTGACAACGTGACGATAGCCCCCGGCCGCAAGGCGTGGTCGGGGGCTGATCAAGAATAACCAAAAACGAATCTTGGATTCGAGGAGAACAACACAATGGCAAATTCACACAAGAATTATCAGGACGGCGTTGAAATAAAGTACACGCCCTCCAGTGCGGTTACTGCTGGCAATCTCATTCAGCTGAACAGCAACATTGTCGGCCTGGCCAATAGTGCTATTGCCGCTGATGTTGAAGGCACGTTGATGATACAGGGCGTCATTCAGGGCCCGTTCGTCGGCGGCCTGGTCGGTAATCCTGGCGATAACGTCTGGTGGGACGCGAATGGTACGCCTTACGGCGGCTCGGCAGACGGTGCTTTGACTCTTGATGCCACCGTCGGTGATTTTTGGGTCGGTACGCTGACCGAGGCGACTTCGGCGACAGGCGCGACGTGCCGCGTTGCACTGAACGTTCAGAACCCGAATCTGCCCGCATGGGTCAACCGCTCACACATCAAGACCGCCATTGACCTGACGGCAGTTGAAGCCACTCATTCCGGCGGTGTTATTCACGTTACGGCCGACGCCAAGACGGTCACCCTGCCCGTCGGCGTTGTCGGCATGGAATACATCATCGTCAACGATGTGGCCGACGCCGGCGCTGCGATATCGGTGACCTTGAATGGAACGGAAATTTGCCGTGGCGCGAACCTGACGATTGCCAACGGCGAGACCGCCACGAACACCAAGGCGACCGCGAACCGCGGCGATTATCTGCATCTGGTCTGCACCGTTGCGGCCAATGCGTGGCGGTGTGTCGAGAAGCGCGGCATCTGGGCTGTGGCGTAACCAATCCCCGCTTGAAGGGCGCTGAACGATGTCCGATTTGCTTGAAACGGCCAATACATGGTTGAGTGATGTGATGCAGGCTCACGCCGGGGCAACGATCACTTATACGCGCGGCGATACGGAGTTGTCGCTCACTGCAACCATTGGCGAAACAGCAACAGAACAATCGGACGCGTTCGGCGCCCAGTTGTATGGCGCTACCTGTGATTTCATTGTTGTTGCAGCAGACATGGTTGCGAACGGCCAACAGATAGTACCGGCCGACGGCGACCGGATCACGGTTGGAGCGGTGACATACGAGGTTAATTTGGGCGGCAATCTTGACCCATGGCGTTGGGGCGATCCGTACCAGAAAACTATACGCATACATACGCGGCGGCTCACGCCGGCGGAGGGGTAACAGATGGATAAGAAGAAAACAATTGATGTGCCCATGCCTGAGTGGGCTGACGGGCTTATCAGGCGAGCGCTGGCCGAGCACATCAACAACTGCCCCGTTGCTCCTCGCGTTCAGCGGATGGAGATAAAGTTTGCGGCGTTGGTTGGCTGGATGGTTGGCAGTGGCTTGATTGGCGGTATGGCGGGCGCGGCGATAGTTGGCAAATTGATGGGAGGTGCGTAAGTAATGGCGCGAAGAACGAGAAACCCTGATAGTGACCGCTTTGTTGATGATACCGGGGCCATGATTGTGGCGTCTCAACCGCTCTCTCGACTTGTTGGCCCGACAAAGGTGTCGGTTGACACTGCGAGCAAAACGCTTGCCGAGCTTGGACTGACGCTGAATGCTTCGACCAAGGGGCTGAGAATCATAACGCCGACGGCGGGCATTTACTGGAACTATGGCACGGCTACGACCAATAGCTGCCCGCTGCTTACTGGCACGAATGAAACGGCCGGCGAAAACTCTGCATTGCTGACACTTGAGTTTATCGTCTCAACCGGCACTGTGGATATGTGGGTAGAGGAGCTTGGCTGATGCGAAACACTCCTGACCTGAGCATTGTAGAGGCATCTGCCCGCGACTC